GAGGCCCTGGACACGCCCAAGGTGACGTTCGCGGAGATCGGGGGCGTCGGCTACACGTTCGATCTGAACGAGCGGTTCCTGGTGATCCTGCAGCATCCGGTGACGAGTGAAGTGGCGGAGGCCGCGGCGCAGATGCAGACGACGCTGGACGCGACCGTGGGCCAGCGCCGGATCGTGTTCTGGCCGGGGGAGGATGCGGGGCAGGAGCGGATGGCGAAGGTGCTCCGCATGACCCCGGACGTGCACACGGTGCGCAACCTGCCGCCGCAGCGGTTCTTACGCCTCCTCACGCAGGCGGCCGTGCTGGTGGGCAACTCGAGTGCTGGGATTCGGGAAGCGAGCTATCTCGGGGTGCCGGTGGTGAACATTGGATCACGGCAGCAGGGGCGGGAGCGGGGGCCGAACGTGATCGACGTGGGCCATGACCAGGACGCCATTCGGGCCGCGGTGGCGCGGCAGATCGACCACGGGCGGTATCCCTCGTCACGGCTGTATGGGCGGGGCGATGCGGGGGAGCGGATCGCGGAGGTGTTGTGTGCCTTCAGCAGAGTATCAACGGGAGTGGCGGCGACGTAACCCGAGTAAACACGCCGGCTACCTACAAAAGTACCGGGAGACGCATCGCGCCCAAATCAACGCGACGGCGCGGTCACGGTATCGCACGGATAACGGCATTGAGAAGTCGCGGCGCTGGGCGAAAGCCAACCCCGACAAGATTCGAGCCGCGAAGCGGAAGTATTTACAAACCACCCACGGGCAAACAACAGCGCGCGTCTACCATCTCCATTGGCGGACGACGAGACCCATCCTCAGGCTGCTACAGCAGGCTCGGGCGCGCGCGAAGAAACAGGGGATTCCATTTACGCTCACGGAATCCGATATCAGTCTTCCCATTCATTGCCCGGTGTTAGGGATGGTGCTCACAAAGGGATGCGGCATAAACACGCCTGGGTCGCCCACCTTAGATCGGATCGACAACGGCAAGGGCTATGTGCCTGGGAACGTCATGGTCATTAGCTACAAAGCCAACACGATGAAGAGTGATGCGTCGTTTGATCAGTTGCGCCGCTTCGCCGCTTTCTATCAACAGCTTCTGGGGCCAGTTGTATGAATACGCTGGCCATCGTGCCGGCCAGAATCGGCTCCAAGGGCGTGCCGCGGAAGAACTGGCGTGAGTTGGTGGGCATGAGCCCTGCGGATCGGGCCCTGCTGTGCGCGCGGCAGGCCGGCATCCCAGCGTCCCTGATCTATCTCTCGACGGATGGGGAGTATCCCGACGAACCTCCGCACGACGACATCGCGTTCAGATACCACTACGCCCAGGCGCCCTTGCACACGGACACCTGTCCCATGCGGGACGTGGTGGCCGACGTCCTCGGCCGCGTGCCTGGCCCCCCGGAGCAGATCGTGGTCTTACTTCAACCGACTCAGGTTCTGAGAACCCCCGCCCATGTCCAGGCGGCGATCGCGCTCCTCGAGGCCGGCGCCCGCTCCGTGGTGAGCGTGACGCCCGCGACGTCCCCCGACAAGCTCTGGCGTGCGGATGTGTTCCCGGGGGTGATGTATCCATGGCGGGACACGTTGGCCGTCGAACGCCGCCAAGACGCACGCCCCGCCTTCAAGGCCGATGGGACGGTCTACGCGTGGCGCCGCCGCGATGACTATTGGACCTGGCCCTTTACGCCGCTCCTCATCCCCCCAGACGAGTCCTGCCCGTTAGATAGCCTGGCCGACTGGGCCGAGGCCGAGCGCCGCCTCCGTGACAGGATGGGTCACACCGGGTGAGCGCGCCCTACCGCCGCGGGGTCTGGCTCACCATCGCCGAATACGCCCAGGCCTACGGCATCACGCGCTCCACCATCTATAAATGGCTCGCCGCCGACCTCCTCGACACGTATCGCGTTGGCCGCTGTCGCCGCGTGCGTGATCACGTGCCCCGCGCGCGTATCCACAAAGCCCCATCAACGCGCACACCCCCCAAGACTTAACCGCTATACAGTCAACGCCGTTTCCGCGCGAGCTCTGAGCCGCGTCCTCTCTGACGCGCCCGCCCCCCACCGCAAATATGCAGGATTTACGTAAATCGTCGTCAACGGACTCTATAGGACTGCGCGTCCGTCGTTGTCCATTCTGTCAAACACTTTTTGCTTTTTGACCAAATCCCTGCGCACACTCTCATTCGGGCCTTGCGCTGAGCGCAACAGGCGCGAAGAGGCCCGCCGGGCACCAGCCCGGACCTCCCCTGTCGGTGATATGCCCAAACGCATAGGCGACCTGTCGCAGCTCACCGACGCCGACCGCGCCCTGATTCTGACCCTCGCGCAACGCGAGACGTCGCAAACCGAAATTGCCCGCATCGTTGGCTGTCACCAAACCAGCGTCAGCCGTTGGTTAAGTCAGTTCGAATCGACCGTCACTGTCGCTCGTAAACGGGCGCTTAACCGCGCACTCGAAGTCACGGATGCCGCCTTCGATGGCGCTGTCAAGGCCGCGAAAGACGGCAAACCCGAGCATGCGATGGAGTTAGCGGACCGCGTAGGTGCGGTGTTGAAGCGCCAGGCGGAGAGCGCCTCGAGCCAGGTGCAGATTGTGATCGGCATGCCCGGACAACCTGCTGGCCCTGCGCCGATCTTCTCTGAGGTGGTTTCGCCTTCGACTTTCGCCCCTCAGTGTCTCGAAGTCGGACAGTCTAAGTGACTGCGTACACAGACGTGCGTATTCCTTTCGCGTCTGATAAGACGAGATTATGTTAACCAGAACGCAGGCCGTACGCAGGCCGGCCGAGACCAGGGGCCGTGCCTTCCGGGACGCGCCTTGGGTGGGGGGCCCCACCCCTACCTCGCGCCCCTCGGCGCGGAGAATTTTTCCTCGGATGCGGCACGGATGAGGTAGGGGATGGCGGACACGAATCAGCGGCTGCTGGTGGAGATTGCGGCGGATCGGGCGACGCAGGAAGCGGCGCAGCCGGCGCAGCGGTTGGATTCGACGGGGATTTTTCTGGCGAATCTGCCGGGGTGGCGGAATGCGTTGGTGGAGGGGCGGGCGCGGGATCTCAACACGGTGATTCAGATTGCGCTCCCGTAGTGGCGGGCGCGGTCTGTTGCTGGTGCGGGACGGGGTTGGGGCAGGACGCCGGGGGGATCTGGTGGTGCCCGCAGGCGGGGTGTTGGCGGCGGCAGCAGGAGCACGGGCTCGGGGTGGCGGGGGCGGGGGGGGCGTGGACGTGGCTGTATGTGCCCACGCCGAAGCAGGTGGAGTTTGACGCCTGTCCGGCCCGGTATGTGTTGTATGGGGGGGCGGCGGGGCCCGGGAAGAGTCACGCGGCGCGGTGGGCGCTGTATCGGCGGTGTTTGCGGCAGCCGGGGTATGAGGCGTTGATTTTGCGGCGCACGTTTCCTGAACTCGAGAAGACGCATCTGCGGCGGATGGCGGCGGAGGAGTGGGACCTGAACGGGCGGCCGGCGGACCGGAAGAGTCGCCCGCACGCGGAATTTGTGGAGAGCAAGCGGCTGATGCGGTTTACCAACGGGTCGATGATTGAATGCGGGCACATGGATGATGCCGCCGCGGTGTCGAAGTATCTGTCGACCGAGTATCACTGCATCGTGCCCGATGAAGGCTCCACGTTCGAACCGAATCCTCTGCTCGAATTGAGCACCCGCGCGCGGCGTGTCTCGCCTGATGGGACCGAGAAGGGCAAATTCTGGGTGGTGAGCAACCCGGGCGGGCCGGCCTCGGCGACGTTGCTCGATTTCTTTATCGACCACCAGCCGGATTTTGACCGCTATCCGAAGCTGCGCGACAAGTACGACCCGGCGCAGTGGGTCTTTGTCCCCGGGCGCCTGGATGACAACCCGTATCTGGATCCCGACTACGAAGCGAGCTTGGCGGTCCTGCAGCCCTGGCGCTATGAGCAGCTCCGGAATGGCGATTGGCGCGTGTTTTCGGGGCAGTTTTTCTCCGAGTGGCAGGAACGGATCCACGTGGCGACGCTCGAGCCCTCCCGGGAGGCGCGCTGGTTCCGGTCGCTCGACTGGGGCCGCAATCAACCGGGGTGCGTCCTCTGGTGGGCCCAACTCGCCGACCATGCGCTGTATCTGCGCCGGGAGTGGAAATTCCAGGGGATGAGCGAGCAGGAAGTGGCGGTGGGGATTCGGGCGATTGACCGGGAACTCGGGCTCGAGCGGCTGGCGTATACCGCGGCGGACCCCTCGATCGTCAACCAGACCGGGGCGACGCATCAGCAGGGGAGCTTTCAGGGGCAGTCCATCGGGGAAACCCTCGGGCACTACCACGTCCCGGTCGTGAAGGCGGACAACGACCGCTTCAACGGCTGGGGGCGCTGTCATGCCCTCCTGCGGCTCGCGCCGAGTGGCGTGCCGTGGCTCCAGGTGCACCCCGACTGCCGGTATCTGATCCGCTCGATTGCCGGCGCCGTGAGCGACCCGAAGGATCCGGACGATGTGGACACGGCGAGCGACGATCACGCGCTGGACGCGTGGCGGTACGGGGCGATGAGCCGGCCGCATCCACTCGGCACGAAGAAGGCGCGCGTCCGGTACGCCGAAGGGACAATGGGGGCCTTGCGTCACGCCGTGACGCCGGGATCCCGCCGATTGGGATCAGAGAGCGTGCGCCGTGCCAGCTGATCCGAAATTCTGGCGCGGGGAGCTCGCGCGGTCGAAAGCCGTCGCCGAGCCCCTCTGGCCCGGCTGGCAAACCAACGTGGATTACTACACCGGCACGAGTGCAGACGCTCGCGACGCCCTGGCGAGTAACCGCGATTACGTGAACATCAACGCCGATTTCTACCAGGTCGAACTCAAACGCGCGCAACTGTTCTTCGAACGCCCGGATCTGCAGCTCGAGCGGAAAGGCACCTTCTTCCTCGCCGATCCGATGAACCCGGAAGGGAAGCGCGAAGCCACGGCGGAGGAAATCGGCGTCTTGCTCCATGCCCACAAGATCCTGCTGAATGAACTCCTCGGCCCGGACCATGCGGACGTGCTCACGACCGTGAAGCTCGCGCTGAAGGATTGCTTGTGCCCCTCCGGGTTCGGCGCGACCAAGATCGGGTACGAGCCGACCGTCGAAGAGATGGCCCCGCCGCCGCAACTCGGCGACATGATGGGCCTCAAAGAGACCATCAGCAAACCGATTCACGAATCCTGGTACTGGAACCGC